TATCAATAGATGAACTTAACGGTGTGCCATTTTGCCTAGCTCCCATTGCCATAAAAGCAAATGCTGACATTGTTTTGCAGTTTTCTTCATGTTGTTTTTCATCAATTGAATCATTGGAAAATGCAACAGGACTCGCACCCATGCCCACCAATAAGCCTAAAATAAGAATCTTCTTCATACCCCACCCTAAATTATAAATTTAGAACAAGATACTAATTATTGGGTTAAAAAGAAACCTCCCGAAGGAGGTTAAATTCAATCTTTACAAAGGCTTTCCATGTAATCTTCAAGTGTGACTTCATCTTTTTGCATTTTACTTTCTTCGTGAGGCATGAAATCAAAGGCATTAATACTAGTGCCTTCTTTCACTTTAAATCTTGTGTAATGCGCCATCCAGTTGCCAAACGATTGCTCAATCCGACGACCAAAAAAAAGAGATCCATACTTTTTACGGTAGGATCTCCATAACATCAATTCAGGGTTTGAGATATTGGCTTTGGCTTCTGCTATTGTTCTTCCGCCGATGCCGTTGATGACAAGTTCACACCAGAATTCTTCTCCTTGGTTGAGATCCAATTCTTTCCCGAGAAGTTCACCACCGAATCAGCTGCTTCATACAAGGCGTCAATGACTTCAGTTGAAACTAAGCCTGTATCAGTAATTTTTGGGAAAAATTTAGTTTCTTCATCTTCATAAATGATTTGATGAAGTAAAGCTTTACGGTACTGGTCAACAGTTAGACCAGTACTATTTTTCACCTTCCAAACATCGGTTGCTGTGGCTACTTCGTCATGGGTGAGAATCTTTACAAGAACTTCCCCTGTAAATTCTTTGCCCTCTAAGTCAAGAAATTTAATAGTCTTCTCAACAAAAGTACCAATGCCAACAGCCTTTTGTGTGGCTTGTAATGTCAACTTAGCCATTATGGTGTCACCTCACGACGAGTCATAGTCACTTTTGAAGTACGAACAATGGTGAAGTCATAGTTAATGACTGCATCAACTTCAATATCGTTTGGTGCAGTATCATTCATATAACCTTTAAATGACCACCAGTTACGATCTTCTGGGAGATCAATTCCGCTTCCAGCCGTATATGTTGGTGGTGTTTTTGAATGGCTTGAACCCACATACCAGTCTTTAACTTCACCTGCTTCAGCAATTTTCAACAATTCGATGTGACTTGCATTTTCATCATCTAAATTAATGCCAATACCTGCTTCACCTGGATCACGAATCCCACGGACATATTGCTTACTTTCTGCATCAAGACAAGTGACATCAATCTTCCCAAAGGAGTCTTGACCAAATTTAAAGTTTTTAGGACAGATAAAACGAACAATCGCCCCGTTGACTACAGTGAATACTTGCGTACCCTGTGTTTTAGTTTCTGCCATGAGTAGCTACTCCTCAATTTTAGGCATAAAAAAAGCACCCGGTTGGGTGCTATGTGGAAAACTGGAATTTAGTTACGTTTATATTCGACGCATTCTTGCCTTGGTTGTGGCATAAGCTTGCCACCAATAATGACATTGGTTATGCGCGTTTCAGTCTTTACGCATTCCCATTCAGACTTATTTAGTTCCATCTTCGGGCTTGTTGATTCTTCCCAGATGGCGTACACCATAAGACAGGTAAAGATCACAACCAGAAGAATGACAACCGTTGCTATAATTTTGTCTTTCATGATTTATCTATCCAAAAACCAATTCGCATCAAAGCCGCGACCAAAAATATTGGTGTCGGCGATACGCTCAAAATGGTTTGGGTGAATATTGGTAACGTAGCAATGTGGCTCTAAAGCTTTTCGTATTGCTGCTCGAATATCTGATGCTCGCTTCTGCTGGGTGTCGTAAACCACAATCTGAAATGACACATGATCGATATTGGCTGGGCAATCCAAGTGGTTTTCAGGATTTGCTGTGACCACTGACCAGACCGCATAGGGATATGGCGTTTTATGTGGTGCAATGTCCTCAAATACCCTTAAAGGATTGGTGCCGAGCAATGCTGTGACCGCTGAAGCTAATTTCAGTGTCGGAACTACAGGTAAAATGTTCATAATTTAGCGAGTTCCTTGTCGATTTCTTTATTGAAGTTTTCAGCAAAGCTATTGGTTACTGCTTGGATGTTGTTTTGCAGTGCTGGGCGCATGAATGGAGTTGGTGGATTATGCACAGAGCCAAACTCTATCCAACGCCAGTGCCGAGTGTCGCCGCCTGGTGTATTGGGTGGATTTGGATTAGAGAATGACGCACCACCACGCACACCAACACGCATCACCACTTCATTCGGGTTTCGTGTTTTCCCTGCGGCAATGGCAATATTTTTCCAAATCTTTTCGGCTGTTTCTGGGTCATCCAGACCTTTTGCTGCATTGCGAGCACTATCTCGCACAATCGCCATGGCTTTGCGAGCAGAACGCCTTGCAGCATTCTTTATTAAGCGCGGATTGCCAAGTCTTTTAAGTTTTTCCTGAACTTCATCCAAGCCTTCAATATTGAATTCTACTGACATAGCACCTCACTCAAATTTTTCTTAGCTTATGAACAATAGAGCTATATTTAGTTGATAGTCGCCAACCAAAGAACCACTTGATTGTAAAAAATTCTGCAACCTTCCATTCACCGCGCAACCATACATGCCACCTTTTATCTTGGTCACGTTTAAAAAAGTGAATGCCATCCCACCAAAATAAAAAGTGAGTAGTACCTTTGGGAATTGGCTGTTCTGATTTCATAACTTACTCCACTAATGACAACTCCAGCGTCATATAAATTCGACCATTTTCATTGTCTGGTTTAGGTGGTGACACGATCTGGAATGTCTGACCATCAAATAGAACGCGCATAGTTGTGTCAATATCATCACGCTTGCGCAGTTTTAGCCGGGCTGTGGTTTCTGATCCTGCGGCTTTGGCGTTTATCGAATCTTTTACTGAAAGGAATTCTAATTTCGACCAGAGCTTTTTGTATTCAGTCCAAGCTTCAGTTTCATAGTTGTATTCATCATAGGTCGTGGTTTTTTGCTGAATCGTCACACGGTGGCATAGTTCGCCTGCACGTTGGGCCATACAACCTCCTATGCAATTTTTATCTTAATTGGTGGTGGTGGTGGAACATATTCAGGCTTGGCTAAGCTCTCAGAATTCGAGTTTTTGCAACATTTGCAGCATTGGCAGCACATACACCCTCCTAAATCGCTGTAGGTTTACGATAGTGGAACAATAAGGACTGCACAGGCATTGGAAGATAATTACCGTTTACTGGTGTTTCACTCTCAGCATTACGGTGCTTATCCCAAAATCCACACAACAACAAAATGGCTTGATGAATTGCCTTGGGATATTCAGATTCAAACTCATCAGTGATGTAGTTTTTAACCACTGAATCTGCTGCGTCTAAATATCCCTGCAACATCATGTCATTGTCATCATCGTCATAGCGCAAATGTTCTTTCAGGGTTTCTAAACTAACAATACTCATTCATCACCCCCATTTCTTTTGAGCTAATTTGAAGTTTTCATGATTAAATTCGCCTGAATGATCCTTTTCGCAATGCCAAAGTGAGCCGTTCTTAGTGACAAAATCACCTACTTCATAATTTGAATTTTGACTAAAAACACCTTTATAAAGTGATTTGGGTTCTGCTACTGGCTGTTTTGATGTGTCAGATTTACCAAATGGATCATCTTTAGCATCTCGTTTGGACAATGCTTCCAGTGAGAAGTTTTGCTGCTGAATCATTGGTGAATCTCCACCAGTCACAGGCAAGTATCCTAATTTCTGTCTTGCTTCATTTGGCGAGAAAATACCAGCACTTATACCGTCTTTGAAATATGCAATTTTACTGGTTGAATCCATGCGAATAAGAACATCAAGATCAAGGAACGCTTCAACTTTATAGTCTTGCAGATTCAAACCCTCATCGAGTAGATTTTCCCGTGCTTCAATATATGACTGTAAGCAATCTGAATAGTAGATTTCATTCAAATCTGAAACTTTGGTTGCACCTTGCACATCCGTTACACCAATCTTGAAAGGTGGGACATTAAAGGCTGTACAAACGATTCGGGCCGACATATTAAGTTGTTCAATGAGTTGGCTATCTGTTGCCTTCATGCCAATGCTGACATACTTAGCACCATCTGATAAAAGGCCAGTTTTACCAACATTAGCGCCACCGTAGTTAGTATCCCACTTTGTTTTAATCTCAAGCGCTTTAGATGCATCCAATGGACCAGGCACTTCAATAACCCCACCCGGTCTTGAGCCATTTGCAAAGAAATTTTTCGAGTTTCTAAGAATTGAAATACCTTGCTCAGATGCCAATGCACAAGCCATGATTGGAGTTAATCCAACTAATGGATGATAAAGCGCATTAATACGATCATGGATTATTTCAGATGCTGGAATAATCACATTGTCAGTCTGTGTTAGTCGATCATTACTGAGTTGATAAAAAATCTCTCCATTATCATCGACCAATGTAGTCACAAAATCAGGATTTAGAATAACTAGCCGATATAGTTCACCAAATGCATCACGCACTTTAAAAATATAGGTGTTTCCACGTAACAATAAGCTTTGTGTCCATTGCTCATTGAACTGTTGCCAATTCTGATAATGATTTGGCTTTCTAAAAACTCGAACTAACTCTTTTGGTGTTAATGCATCAACCAAAACACCATCTTTTTTCTTTTTTAACAGTACTGGCATCTTGCCAATATCTTTAGAAATAAGACTGATACACGCAAATACAGCATAAAAGGCTGTCATATCTTCACGTGTAATTTCTTTATTTTGTTGCCATGCGCCTGAAAATGGCTCTTGAACAAAAAGACTATTCCAAGTGCCAGCATTACGGGCAGTTTGATAGCTCTTTTTACCTCTAAACCAGTCAAAAATACCCATAATTAATGCCTTTATTCTTCGGTTTTAGATGGTTTTGCCTTTGGTGCTGGCTTCTTTTGCTCTTGATAAATCTCAGCAAAATTCAATTTAATAAGGACATTTGCTTGATGATCTTGAATTTCTTTCACATCACCCACTTTTGAGTCATGTGTATCTTTTAAATATTTAATTTTCATAGACTGTTCCCATAGCTAAACATTTTGATTGCTTAGATATGAAAACAGCCCCAATTAAGGAGCTGTTTTGTTTAATCATTATCGATTAAGGCGTGTAATCGATATAGGCTGCCGCAATTGCACGACGTTTAGCCCACGTGATGAACTTCTCTACACGAATGGCAAATTTGTTTTCTTGCCATAAGTTGTGAGTCGTAGATCCATCAACCAATGTTGCTTGATCACTGTAAGCCACATCAACACCGCCATCTTGAGCAACAAGCAATTCACTCATTTTCACAAGAATAACTTTGTCACCAATAGACTGTGAGGTGATGACTGGAATACCAAGAAGTGAACGTGCAGCACCAGCAAAGGTCATTCCGTTAAAATATGTATTCCCTAAAGGATCACGAAGCAAAGCATACTGCATTGCACGTGTTTCACTCATAAGGAAATATGCATTATCGGTGGTAAGATTCGCAGCAACGAACGTGGTGATAAGTTTTAGCAAATCAGCTTCAATTTGAGCGCCACTTGTGCCTGATGGTTCAATTGCAGTCACCCCATTCAAGATGCCTGCAGGCGTAACATCTGTTTGTGCTTGTGCACCAAGGAAAGTTGTATCAATTAGAACTTTACTTGCTTCAATCAAATCATTTAACACAAGTTGGTCAATTGCTGGATCTGCTCGACGAAGAAGTTCTTGCGTGTAAACAGTGATTGCAGCAAGTTTATGCTCTTTGATTTCAATACTGCCAAAAGTTGGATTGGTTAAAGGTTTTTTCTGACCTTCGCCAACCCATGAAGCTGTACCACCAGTTAATTGTCCGTTAATTTTCACATTGAATGGAACAGAGCGAAAACCTTTCAATTTATCAAAGATTGTCGCATTACGAAGCAATTCAAGGAAATCACCCTTATATGTATCTTGCTGAACTAAAGGTGCTGCAAATCCAGCATCAGTCGTTGTACCAAGTGTTGCTTTCTCAATGTACTGAATCGTATCTTGGCTATAACCAAGTTGTTTGGCAGCTTCCACAACTGTAAGAATGTTGCCTTGCTTTTGCTCATGGCAAGCAAGCATTTTTGCACGGGCAAACTGAGCGAACGGAACACCTTTTGGAAGATTTGACGAAACTTCAATTACAGTTTTTTTAGTATTTGGATTTCCGCCAGCAGAATTTGCTGCTTCTTCAGGATTAGCACCTGCCACTGGTGTAGCGGTTTGAGCAGCTTGTTCACCTTGCTTGATCATATCTTTTACACGATCAATATTTTTCTGAATCGTCGCAATTTCAGCGTCAATCGCTTCAATTTGCTTTTCATCTTCTTCACCTGGTGTTGAGCCACCATCCAACGCTTTAGTGACAATGTTCTGCTTTTCAAGATTCTTAGCAGCCAAAGCATCAAGAAGTTGTTTTAAATATTTATTCATACTAATTTTACTCCACCCTTTGTTGGGCTATTAAGTTTTACAATTACGTGTTTTTGCTCAGATGAATCGCCATCTGAAACGGTTTTCTGAGGTTGTTCGCCCAACGCGGCTTTGTATTCCTCGAAAGCTTTTGAATAATCTGTTGCACTCTCGCGATTGCATGGGATAGTCACAAGTGAAAGCTCGTACCACTCCCAATCATTAAATTGAATGCCACCACCTTTGATGAATTCGGCTTGTTCCCAATCAGCCAAGAAGCCAACTGATAGGCCTTTGACCAATCCATATTTAAGGCTTTGATAGGCTTCATCGACTCGCGCCTTTAAGTTGCCTTCTTCAGCGATTTCTGGAATATGAATTTCAACTTCAATCCCTTTATCCGTAACCTTTGCATCAATGACCTGACCAATCGGGGCGCTATGTTCATGATGAAAAAGTAAAGGCAGTGGCAATTCAAACTTGGCACCACTTGGAACCATGATGTCTTTTGCTCGATCTGAATTAGGTGTGCTTGCAATACCTTTAAAGGTTCGCTTTTCGTCGTTTGTGCTCTTGATTTCAAAAGAGCCAAATGATTTTTTTAGAGCTGGCATCTGGCTCTCCTTAAAATGATAAACCGCCAATTAAGGCGGTTATTGAGTTGGATTTACTTAAACGAAAAAAACGTTATATTCTTTTTGGACTGGTTCAGGATTCATACTCATCAAAGCTACGGCATTAAACGTAGCAATCAATGGGTCAATCTTCCCGACACCCGATTCCTGTTTGCTGATCATCATGCCGTTGCCTTTCACGACGGCACGCGCATTCCCAACACACCAAGTCATTAAGCCTTGGCCTGCATGGTAAAGATTTCCTTCAGCTAGTTTTCGTTCTGTAGTGAGGATATAGCCCATCAATTTAAAGCCTTGGGGTACTGCAATGAGTTTGTCTTCAGGAATACCAGCATCAAGCAGGCCATCTAAAAGACCACCCAAACCAAGTGGATCCAAACCAATCTTGTCGAGCTTGCCAGAGTCAAAACATTTCTTCGCAATGGCCGCCAACTGGTCAATGTCATCTCCAATACGTTCAACAATGGTCAGGCTTTTTTCCTTCTCATAGTCAGCGTACTTTGGTGCATTCTCTTTACGTCGCTCAACTGCGGTTTTATTGCACCAAGCATGATTCCAGAGCCACCATTTACGGCTTTTGTTATGTCGACCAAGCACAGCGAAGCCAAGCAAATCATCAAGGCCCCCACCATCGATACCGCAGGTAATAACGTCTGATTGCTCAATCAGCTTATCCAGAGTGAACTCTTTGGATTGCTGTATCCAATATTCAGCACCAGCCCAGCGGTTAGCGCGAAGGTTTAGGCCGATTGGTACGTTTAAGTGTTTAGCAAGGAAGTCGCGAAGTGATGCCTCGTCTGCCTCTTTTACCTTTTCAAATTCGTTAATCAGATAATCAAGATCAACCGATGCACCCAAGTTTGGATTGGTGACATAGAAATTCTCAGGTTTTAAGTGTTCACCCGCTTCAAGCATCCATTCTGGAAACTCGTAAATCAGCGGTAAGAACTGAGGATTGATCTTAATACCATCCCGAACATCCCGGGCATAATCCAGCAATTGCTTAAATACACCGCATGGTGTTTCATCTGACATGGTAGACAGGTAGATAACACAACCTTCAGGCCGTGATGCCAGACCACCTTTCGCTTCACGAAACATCGATTCAGCATTTGAACGTTTCCCAAACAGCCAAACTTCGTCAATTAGAATGATTGAA